CTGGTTACGAGAACGTAGGCAAGTGGAATACTAATGCACTTACACTTATTGACAACAAAGAGTTTATTCAAGAGCAAGTTGTTAACTACATTGAAACTACATACCCTGCACTAGTTGGATCTTACAGTAGAGCAAAATGCTTTAGAGATGTAGGACTAATTGTTGATGCACTTGTAAAAGATTTACGCAACGGCGGCAATGAGTTTTCATTAGAAACACAAGGCGAGTATTATGCTGGTGCAGTAGAAGCTGGAACAGAAGACGAAACAGTTGCAGGCATACAGCATGTTTACACAATGGCAGAAAGATTAATACTTGGACTATCACCAACTACGCTTTATAACCAATCAGGCGGCGATGCTTCAAATAGATTATATGCAGAAGACTTATATAATGGATCAGGTGAACCAGCAGCATGGTCAGCAGCTAAGGTATTTAGGCTTGGCAACGTTGTTACATTTACAACTGGATTAGGTGTTACAACTTATTATACTCCAACTAAAGAACACACAAGTAACGCAACATTTGGTGCAGCTGAAATTGCAGAGTACTGGAAAGTAATTGATGGACCTGCTGTAGTATTACAAAACTTAATTAATACTGTAAAATTTGCATTCAACGCACAATATAACCCACCATTACGCAATACAGAGATGGATGTGTTCTTAATGAATGATGCAACAATGTGTCGTAACATTACTGTACAAGGACACGGTGGATTTATGCTAGTACTTGATCCTGAAGGACAGGTTCTAACTAAATCGCCATATATCCAAACTGGTTCAAGTTTTTCACAGTCACTTAACAAGCAAGCGTTTAGAGGCGGATTATTTGTTGATGCTTTTGTTGGTAACTCAGCAGTACAAGTTATAGAAAAAGTAGACGGCAGTGCATTTAGAATTAAAATTAAGAGTTTAGGATCAGCAGCAGCACCACAAGGATTATTTGTAAGACGTCCTGAAACACCAAGTGCGTTTTATATAGATGGTAGACGTTTCCAAGTTAACGCTGTTACTGCATATGATAAATCATTAGGTACAGCAGAACTTATTCTATCACCTAACTCAAACGGTGGAACAGGATTCACTGGAATAACAAGTTTACTTGCAACAGGTATTGATTTAGACTCAGTTGGTACATTTGAATTTGATACAGCAAAATGTGCTAGAGACACTGGTTATATTTTGGATGGTATTACATTTGATGTAGGACTAGGTACTAACTTTAACAGTGTATACAACGGTATTGCATATCAAAGAGCAACAGGTTCGTATCTGATTGGAAACCAAAAGGCACAAACTGTCTCAGCTATTAACTTTGGTAAAGCACAAGTAGCAGCACTTCCACAAATTGCGGACAGTGCAACAGCACTAGCAAGATCAAATGCAGGATTTGCTGAAGTTATTGATATTATTAACAATGGTGTTGTAAGTGTTACAGAGCCAGGTGTAAATAGTGCAGACGCATTATCATATCCTGCTCCGGCGACACTTCCAACCACTGATGCCGATGATGCAGCAATAAGATTGCAAAATAATAGAACGTACCTAGCAGCAGAAACAGTAGCATTTGTAAATGCTAACACTCCTGCAGCAGGATACAGCAGTGCTAAATGTGCAAGAGATGTAAGATACATTATTGATGCATTAACATATGACGTACTATATGGCGGCAACAGTGGTATAGTAACTAATGCTCGTGCATACTTTGACGCAGCAGCAGCACAACTACCAGAAGCACAAAGAGTTGCTACAGCAAACGCATATGCACATCTAGCGACAGTAACAGCAGCAGTTGTTACAGACGCAACAGGAGTATCATCACTTTCTCCTACAACAGGAAACGCTGTAGACCAAGTTACATCTGGTGCAGCAGCTACAGGTACAGAAGGCACAATAATTGACGGCTTGCTACAAATTATCGAAAACGTTGTTCTAGCAGGAAACCTAAACAGCTTGCCAGATGTTGTTAATCCAGATTTAACAGCACTTGCAGTTATTACAGAATTAACAGACGCAGCAAATAACATTATTAATAACAAGAGTTTAATTGTAAATCGTGTTGTACAAAGTGTTAGTGCGCCGTTACCAATCACACTACAAACAGCTGGTAACAGAAGTATACTAGGTAATGACTTTACACAAATTAACGACTTAGGTTATGGAATGGTTGCATGTAACGGTGCGCTATCTGAAATGGTTAGTATGTTTACATACTATTGCTATGCTAGTTACTATTCAAAGAATGGTGCTGAGATTAGATCACTAACAGGTTCAAGTTGTTATGGTGAATTTGGACTAGTTGCAGAAGGCAGTGATCCAAACGAGATTCCAGATGCAGTTGCATTGTATGAAGATATGACACAGCCAGCAAAAGCATTTGACGTTGATGTAATATTAAACACAACTGGATTCTTAGTACTAACAGATGGTGAAACATTAACACAAGCAGGATCAGGCACAACTGGTGTTGTTTCAGTTGCAACAAGCCAAACTGGTGGATCAAATGTAATTTACTTAGATCAAGTTAGTGGTGCATTTAATACTGTAAACGAACTAACAGGTAGTACAAGTGGAGCACTTGGAGCAAACAGTGTTCCAGTTAGTGTCGACTCAAACGGATATGACAACCCTGTACAAGGGTTAGCAATATACGTTTACGATATGAAAGATCCACCGTCTAACAGATCAGAAGTTAACGTTTATCACCCAGCTCGTCCTGCATTTGCACGTTATGAAGTTGCAAACGCAGAAGTTGTTGCTCATATAATTGGCGAATTTCCGTTAATGACAGAAACAACACATTATACAGCAACTAAAGCTGATGCAGCAGCAACTGGATTTAGATTTAATATTTACAAAACAATTGGTGCAGGTTACACAGCAACATTTGTAACAGCTAATGACGGAGTAACATATACAGTAGGCGATCAGTTTGTAGTAACTGGTGACAAACTAGGTGGTGTAACAACAGCTAACGATTGTACAGTTACAGTATCAGCAGTTGCAGTATCAGATGGTGCAGTTACAGCAATCACAGTTGCAGGTACTATTGCAGTTGAAGCAAGTACACCAATGTACAGTGGTAAGGTTTACAAACTTAACTTTAGTACTAGTGATACACAATTTAGTGCAAACGGATTGTTAGAAATAGTTCCGTTTAACACAAGTATTGTTTATTATAGAAACCAGACACATATTGTTAGTGATTTGGCTCGTCCTGATGTATTAACAATTCGTCCAAGTACTGCATTAACGTTTGATGAAAACCCAAGCTTTGTTTATAGAAGTATTAGCTTCTTAACAAGTGATAGTTTAGGTACTGCATTACCAGCTAACACATCACAAGCTGGACTTGATGCAACTTATGACTATATTAGATTAACAGTTGACAGTGCTAAAGCACAAGAAACTGCATTATCAGGAGCTGGTACTACAAAAGGTAATACTGCTGGAGATATTGTACTAGCTATTAAACTAGCAGATGACAATGAAATCTTTAGACTTAACAACAATGCAAGAACATCCGTAAGTAATAGACCAGCAGGTTGGTCTATTGATTCGTTAACACTTGAATCTCCAATTATTACATGGGCCGGTAAGAAGCATTATGTGTTTAACTATCGTGGAGTTGGAGCAGGTAATGTAATTGAAGAGCCAAGTGAAGATAACTTATATGCTATTGTTGACTTGGTTGATTACGACACAATTAACCAAACAGATGCAACTGGACTTGCAGGTACAGCAGTACTAGGTGCAGAGCTTGTTACAATTAGAGGTGGACTAAAGAACGGTGCAACAGCAAAAGTTACAGTTAATATTAGTACATGTCGTGCTACATCACATGACTTCTTAGACATTGGCACAGGTGGATTTAACTCAAGTAACTATCCAAATGTTATCTTTGGTGAGCCAGGTGAGAAAAAAGAAGCTAACGAAGTTATTGAAAAAGGCAAAGGTCGAGTATTTTATGTAAGTACAGATCAAAACGGTATCTTCCGTGTTGGTAGATTCTTTAGCGTAGACCAAGGTACTGGTACAGTTACATTTAGTGCATCACTTGCACTTTCAGATGTTGACGGACTAGGATTTAAACGTGGTGTTGTTATTACTGAATTTAGTACAGACACAGCAATGGTAGACAATGCTTCAGATACAGTTCCAACAGAAAGTGCTGTACGTGGTTATGTAAACAGACGATTAGGTTACGATGTAACAGGTGCTCCTGTTGCTAACATATTAGGCCCAGGTGTACTTGCTCCAAACGGTGCTGTTCCAATGACAGACGATTTGAACGCAGCTGGCAACACAATTACTAATATAGGTACTCCTGTAAACTCAGCAGATGCGGCAACTAAAGCATACGTTGATAGTGGACGTGGCGGCAATGACGAAATTAAAGATTTACGCAGTGTTGAATATAATGACATTGCTTCTAATCAAATATTAGTTTCAACAGGTAGCAAGAAATTAATTCTTGATGCAGGCAGTCAAGTCGGCGGCAACTTTGCAGTTGGCGATGTAATTACAGGTTCTGTATCATCAGCAACTGGTACTGTTACTGATGTTGTTGACAGCATAACAGGAATTGAAGGTAACATTATTGAAGTTACATATACAGTATTAACTGGTGTGTTTAGTGATGGTAAACCAGCAAGTGGACTAGCAGCAGACGTACTTACAGCCCCAGGTGGCAAACAAGGTAATGTAGTAGACGGACCAGTAGATGAATGGGCTAATGGTGTTGCAAGTGCAGGCAGTGATATTACTATTACAACATCAAGAGTAAATCCAGGACTATCAACTCGTTATGTAGAAGTTGACATAGCGTTAACAGCAGGTTCTATTATTAACAATGATGTTGCAGGTGCAGCACAGATTGCACAAAGTAAATTAAACTTAAATGCAGCTACAACTAGAGCAGACGCTACAGGAATTAGTCAAAGTGACTTAGGTAGTGCAAGCTTTGATAGTGCTAAATTTACTGTTACTAATGGATGGGTTACTATTGCTTCAGGAAGTACTGCACTAGTTGATATTGAAAATATTGGCAGTGGCAATGTTATTGGTAGAAGTGCAGTAGGCAGCGGAACAGTTAGTGCAATATCATTTGCTTCAATTGTGGCAGGAGGCTTAGGCTTAGAAGATGGAGATTTTGTTACTGAAATAGTAGCAGGTGCAGATGCAGGCCAAGCACTAATTAAAACTGGGGCAGGCACATATGGTATTAGTAATGTAACTACAACAGGTGAAGTTAATAGTATTGTTAAAACAGATGTTGACGGTAAGATACAAGCAAACTCACTTATATTAGGTGGTGATGCAAGTTACGAAGTATTAAGCCTAGACACACTAATACTACAAGTTAAGACTCCGGCACAAGGTACAATATTTACAGCAGGAGGCGGTAGTGCTGGTACAGGTAACTTAGGTGACGCTGGATACGTAGCTCCAACATTCCCAGACATGCTAGTAAAAGGCAGTATAGGAATTGGCGGAACTACTATTAGTGAAAGTACACTGCAAAGTGTGTCAACACTTACAGCTGAAAAAGTACTTGGCGTAGATTGGATTTACTCAAGCTTCATTGAAGCACCAGGTGAAAAGACAGCAGCAAGTACAGGTTTAGCAATTGGCGCTAACACTGGTAAAACTACAGCTGGACAAATAGGTATTGTTACTGCTGATAGTGGATCAAGTTCGAGTCTTGTACCAGCTATCTTTAGCTCAACAGGAATGGTACCTGATACTGATAACACATACGACATTGGTAGTGCAACTAAGAAGTACGCAAATGTTTATGCAACATTATTCCGTGGCACTGCAACTGAATCATACTACGCTGACTTGGCGGAGAATTACTTAGCTGATGCAGAGTATGCTCCAGGAACAGTTATTGAGTTTGGTGGAGATGCTGAAGTTACACAAAGCACAACACACGGTACACATCGTGTAGCAGGCGTTGTATCAACTAACCCAGCACACTTAATGAACTCACACTGTGAAGGCGACAACGTTGTTGCAGTAGCACTACAAGGGCGTGTACCATGTAACGTGATTGGCAAGGTTGCCAAAGGCGATATGCTAGTAGCAAGTAATATTCCAGGATATGCAGTTGTTAATAATACTCCAGGAGTTGGTAGTGTGATTGGCAAGGCACTTGGAGATAAACTAGACGGTGAACGCGGTACAGTTGAAGTTGTAGTAGGGAAGCACTAATGGATAAGAACGCTGTAGACAAATTAATTAAAGCTGGTGTAAAAGCCAGCAATGACACTAAAAATCCGCAGGGTAGGCAAGTTGTCCACACTGCGGGTAAACTAAGAATACAAGTAAACAAGGGAGCAGACCGTGGCCAAACAAACCGTTAATTTAGGAACTAGTGCAAACAAAGGTGACGGCGACCCGTTACGCACAGCATTTGATAAAGTAAATGATAACTTTGATGAGCTTTATGCTAGAGATATAAACACTGACTTTAGTGCTAGTGTGTTTGGTGATGATAGCACATTACTTGTAGACGCAGTTAACAACGTAATACCAAGTTCAGTTGTTTCTGGCACAGCAGCAACTAATTGGAACACAGCATATGGTTGGGGCGATCATAGTGTTGTAGGATACTTAACAAGTGTACCAGCACAAACATTCGTAAGTTTAACAGGCAAACCAACAACACTTGCAGGATACGGTATTACTGATGCAGCAACTTCTGCACAAGGTGCTTTAGCAGCAAGTGCATTACAAGCAGAAACAATTACATTGGCAACTTTAAAAACAGAAGTAGCGGCAAGTACGGACTTTGCAGACTTTCAAGCTAGAATAGCAGCACTATAATACTTCATGTGGATACGATAAATATGTATAACAATAGGATTGATAAGAATGGCAAATAGATTTCCCCTAGTACTTGATACAACGGATAACAACAAGATTAAAGAGATCCAAACCGGGGATAACTTAAACCTTGCAGACAATAGTATCGTAGGTGTGCAGAACATAACTGCGCTAGGTACTATTAATGCTGCTGATATAAAAGTTAACGGCAATAGGCTAACTGCTCAAACATTTGCTGACCTAACAGATACTCCAAGTACATTTGTTGGTTCTCCAAACTATTTTGTAAAAGTAAAAGCAGACGGTACTGGACTAGAATATAAATCACTTAGTGACTTAGGTAATATCCAAATTGCTACAATTACAGTTGACACTAGTATTGTTCCAACTACTGATAATGTAGGCAACATAGGTACAGAGGTTAAGAAATTTAACGAAATTGTTGGTACTACACTAAAAGGTAATTTAGTTTCATATGCTGAAGAAATAGTATTTAATGCAACCACTGGCAAAATAAGTTATGCTGCACTACAAGGTGCACCAGGATTCCTTTCAGAATTTGCAGATGACGTTGGGTATCTAAGAACTACAGATTTAGACACAACACTAGCAGGATTATTTGATGCAGGACAGTCATTTGTCACAGATATTGTAGGCAGTGTATTTGGTGACGACAGTACAGTGTTAGTAGATGGTACTGACGGATTAATAAAAGGTAACATTCAAAGTAGTGTAGGTACAATTACTACACTTACAAGCTCACAACTAGATACTACTGGAGTTAAAACAGTAACACTTCAAGGTAATACAAGCCACTTATATGTTAAAGGCGGTGGCTCTGCATATGATGTTGTTATTGGTGACGTAGCGCAGGCAGAAACTAAAGAAGTAAAAATTTATAATGCAGTAGTAGATGGGTTAGGTCAGGGTTCAGGACTAGGCATTGCTCAAATTTCTACATCAACTGACTTAGAAATTACAGCAGGTAATAGAGTTAAAATAAATGGCGGAGTTCCATTTAAATTCTCCTCAATAGATGCAACTAACCAGTTGGCAATTGCGGCACAAGAAGGTGATGTAATTTACAACACTACTACAAGCCGTTTGCAAATGTATCAAGGCAGTGCTTGGAAAGACGTTAACGGAAACGTTGAGGCAACAGCAGGAACATCAAACTTTAATAATGTTGTAATTGCTGGAAACTTTACTGTTACTGGCACAACAACTAATGTTGAAACTACTAATACAAATATTACTGATAACGTTATTACACTTAATCAAGGTGAATCGGGAGCAGGTGTAACACTAGGTACGGCTGGTATTGAGATTGAACGTGGAACATCTACTAACAAAACATTAGTATGGAACGAAACTACAGATAAATGGACTGTTGGAGCAGAGACATTTGTTGCAGCAACATTTGAAGGCGGATTTACTGGTATAATAGGTGGAGCAACACCAGCAGCAGTAACAGGTACAACAGTAAACGGTACAACAATTACCGCAACTACAGGGTTTGTTGGTAACTTAACTGGTAATGCAGCCGGCGCACATACAGGAACACTAGACGGTGATGTAACAGGTAGTGTATTTGCAGACGATAGTACCTTACTTGTAGATGGAGTTAACGGAGTAATACCAGCAGCTAACTTATCAGGGACTGCAACAATTACAGTTATAGGCAATGTTACAGGTAACTTAACTGGCAATGCTGCCACAGTAACAAACGGTGTATACACAATCGGTAATCAAACGATTGGCGGGACCAAGACATTCAGTAGTGCCATTCTTAGTGATGTACAAGGCGATGTAACTGGCGATGTAACTGGTAATATCGATAACGCAACATTAACAGTAGGTGCAGCATCAGCAACAGTTATTGGTATAGGTAATGCAGCCAGCACAACAACAATTAGCGGTATACTTAGTGTACCAGCTGTAGTTTCAGGAAACATTACAGCAGACAACAGTATGAGTATTACAACTGCTACAGGCGATGGTAATTCAATCAGCATTGGACCGGTTGGAACAAATAGAGCTGTTAACTTAACCGCAGATGTTATTAGAATAAGCGGTGATGTTATTGTTCCAATAGTAGCTAAAGCAGGAGTTGTTGGAGATCTCAAAGGTAGCGTAGTAGGCGATGACAGCACAGTATTAATTGACGGCGTAGGTAGTAAGATTGTAGGACCTATTGCATCAGCTGATATTGCAGGTACTTTAGTCAAAGCAACAACTATTGAAAATAATACTACAGACGACTTAGCAGTTAATGTTGATGGCTTTATTAATATCAACGCAGGCACAGATGACGCAGGTATGAGTAAGATCCAGATGGATAAAACTGGTACTAACTATGTTGAAATAACTACAGAACCTCAAGTTCCAGGAAATGCTGCTGATGTAGCAAATGTTGCAATTCAAGCAACTGCAAACTCAGGCGATGTTGTAATTGGTACTACAGGAAGTACACGTAACCAGGAAGTAACAATTTACAATGCAACAGTCACAGGATCACTAATTGGTAATGCACTTGGAGCACATGCAGGTACGTTCGACGGTGACATGACTGGTAGTTTGTATGGTGATGATTCAACTGTTATGGTTGACGGTGTTGCAGGAAAAATTGTAGGACCAATAAGTAGAATAGTCGGTGATGTACAACAAATTAGTGGACCGGGTGTAATTAGT